CAATAGGCTGTCGCTGATATGTCGCACTGATGCACGTGTATCAGTGCCTTTCCTCAACTTTCACCTTCGCCGTCATTAGTTGCCGGTTTTTCATTTACGGTAGCTCGATTCTCTAGCTCGAGAGAAGTCAAATAGCCGCCTTTGCCGTCGAGTTTGTGTGTCGCCTTGGCCACGATCCACTCGTAGGCAGTGATCGCGTCCGGCCAACCGACGAGCTTCACCGGCATCTCGGGAAAGATATCCGGGCGACCGATGGCCAGGTCGAGCGTGAACGTCGCGGCGCCGCGCTTGACCCGCGCCAGTTCAGCTTCGGCGGCACGTGTGGCATCAGCTTCAGTGGGGAAATCGCCACGCAGGATCTTCACGTGTCCATTCTTGCCGGCGAGTGCGAGATGGCCGCGTGCACTGTTCACGTCATACCAGCGTGCCCGCACGCCGGTGTAGGCACTGCGATCGATCTCCTGGAAGTGATGACGATCGCCACTGCGCCGTTGCAGCGTGAGCGTGGGTAGTTCCGTACCGCCGGCCGTCTTGCCGTGACCAATCGGCGCAAAGACGAGACAGCCGTTCTTGACGGTGGCCACCGCATCGAAGAGCTTGCCCAAGCGACGCAGCAATGCCATGTCGCTTTCGGTTTGGTCGAGCTGGGATACCGGCTGTCCGGCCAGCGTGTCCGACACGCGCGGTGTGAGCCCATGCTCGCCGGCGATCACGCGGACGATATGGTCCACGGTGGTATCGCTCCAACTGCGTTCCTTGCGCACGGCCAGCGGGCCGGCCACGCGTGCGCTGCGTGCACGCACGGTGATGGTATCGGGCGCACCGCGGTGTTCCACTTCATCGACTACGTACGAGCCTTGCAGGGACATGCCCGAGGCATCGAAGCCGAGCGATACCTCGATGCTGACGCCCTTGCGTGGCATCGCGATGCGTCCCGCGGTGTCTTCGAACTCCAGTTCAAGCTGGTCGGCGTGATCTTCGCGGCAGGCGACCAGCGTCATGCTGCTCAGATGCGATTCCAGCCGGCGGGTGACATCGATGCCGCCTACCACCACCTTGAAAACCGGCCGCACGATGGCGGTGCGGGGGTCGCCACTCATCCGCGTGCGCCTATACGCTGGGTCGGCTCATCGGCGGGCAGGTTGTCGGACCGGCACAGCGTCAGCGAGAAATCCACACGGCGCGGCGTGCCATCCGGAAAGAGATAGCGCTGCGTGGTTTCCAGGCTCTGGATGAAGTAGACGCCGTACACATAGCCCGCACCATCGACCAACACGTACGCCTGGCCACCGAGCCCCATGGCTTCCAACTGCGTGATGGACGCGAGCGTGCCGGTCACACCGGGCGCCACGGTGCCGCTCAACGTGATGATTTCCTCGCCGGCGCCGAGGTACTGATACGTGTCGCGCTCGCCCACGCGCACCGCCGCACCGTGTTTGAATTGCATCTGCCGGCGCAGTTCGTCGTACGCGGCGGTTTGCATGCCAAACGCAAACGGCCCGAACGCCATCAGGGTATAGCCCAGCATGTCAGCCCTCGTCCGAGTAAGCAGAATTCGCGCGCGCCCGCTGCGCCCGCGCGTGATCGTTGAGCGCGTCTTGCACGGCGCGCTTCACCTGTGACGGTTCCGCGCCGCGCGCATCGATGTGCACCTGATAGGTATTGCCGGCCGCTGCACGCACACCCATCGGGCGCGCGCTGTTGATCGCGCCTTGACCGGTCGCGGTACCGTCCTGGCCAGGCAATGGCGTGCGCCCGATCGTGTCGGCGACCTGGCGCGCGCGTTCGCGATCGTTTGGCATGATCCATTCGATCGGCGGGCCACCGGCCGTGGCAGGGCTGCCGCCCATGCCGCGAATGCGTGCGATCAGATCGCGCACGCCCTGCAACTTCTCGCTGATCCAATCAAGCGTTTTGCGCGCCGCGTTTTCGATCGTTTGCCACATGTCGGCAAACCACGCTTTGACGGGTTCCCAGCGCATCACGGTCCAGCCGGCGGCGGTACCCATCGCTTCGCCCAGCCCCACGATCATGCGCACACCCAGTGCAATGGCATCGACCACGCCTGCGATGGCGCCGCCCACCAACGTGCCAAACGACACGCCGCTTTGCCGGGCGGCATCAAGTTGCTGGCTTGTCGCCTGGAATGGTTGCCACAGTTGCGACACCCAGCCCCAGATCACCGCGAGCATTGTCCCGAGCGGTGCCAACACGTCGTGCATCGTCGCGCCGAGGCGCTGAAACGCCGGTCCCACCGTTTGCGCGATCCCCTGGCCGACGCCCTCGAACCACGCACGGATCGGTCCCCAGTATTTGGTGACGACGAGGGCGGCCGCGGCGATGAGCGCCATCAAGGCCAGCATGGGCGTGCTCACGCCGAGCACGGCGACCGCGGCCGCACGCGCGCCGCTGATCAGCAGCGGGAACAGGCGTGCGAGTCCACCCGCGCCACCGCCGCCGAGCGTGAGGCCGCCCATGCGCAGCAGGAAGCGCAACAGCGCGAACTGGCCGACCAGGCCACCCAAACCTACCATCACGCCGCCCACGGCCGTCATCAGCACGCCAAGGCTGCCGGCGACGATCAGGAGGCCCTTGGCAAGCATCGGATGGCTTTGATTCCACCCGGTGAGGGTACGGATCGCGTGCGTCAGCTTTTGCAGGCCCGACACGTACACCGGCAGCAACTGCGTGCCCAGCTCGCGATAGAGATCCGACTTGCGAGCGAGTAGTTCGGCTTCCTGCCCGGCGGCGGTTTGCCTGGCTTCGTCGTAGAGCGCGTTCACGCTGTAGGCGCGCGGACCCGCGGCCAGATGCTTGGCGATGTTCGCGCGCTCCATGTAGAGCGAGGCGAAGAGGTCACCGCCTTTGCGACCGGAAAACAGCGCGTTGATCTTGCTGATCACTTGCTGGTCCGACAGCTTGCCGTCCGGATTGAGCTTCGGGATGACGCGCGTCATCAGAAACTCGAAGGGATTCGTGCGATAGAGATCGCCATCCTTGAGCGCATCGGGTAGGAGCTTGGTGACGTGACCGGTCTTACCGTATTTCACCGAGCCCGGCTTCACGAGGCCGAGCTGCACGAGCTCTTCAGCCGACTGCTGCGTGGTGCGACCGGCGGCCCAGTTCTGGTACGCGGTGGCCAAACCCGTGCCGGTGCGATGGCCGCCCATCTCCTGCATCGTGTGCAGCATGCCGAAGAAGAATTGCGTGTCATCGAGCTGCTTCGCCGCGATGCCGCCGGTCTTGATCATGTTGAGGAGATCATCGGGCCGCACCAAGCCGCCCGAGGCCACATAGGCCTGCGTGGCAAAATCCAGCACTTGCTTGAGCCGCGTCGGGTCTTTCGCCGCACCGCGCAATTCCGCGACCTTCAAGAGATCCATGAACATCGCTTCGGCGTTGGCGCCATGCCCTTCGCCGTGTCCGCTGTTGACCATCACGGTGTCGATGCCAAAGCGCATGCGGGCGAGGTAGGGCGAGACTTGTTCCGCTTCGTGCATGTCCCGCAGCACGCTGTACGACTCTTTGAGGAGCTTCAGATTCTCCGTCGCACTGGTGCCCATGATGTCCATGCCGCGTGCGAATTTGACGGCATCGGTGACCATCGCATCGCCCACGCCCATCGCACGCAACTGCGCGACCTGGGTCTGGAACGCCTTGGCTTCGTCGATGGTTGGGCTCAGGGCGCCGAGGACATGCTGCCCGGTCGCCATCGCGGCGAGGCCGCCGACCGCCATGTTCGAGCCCATCGCTTGCGTGCGCGTCAACGCGGCACGTGCCGCGCCCATGCGTTGCTGCTGCTGGCTGAGTTGCTGCAAGCGTCGCTGCTGGTCGTCCATCTGCCGCGTCGTGGCCGCGACCGCCTCGCGTAACTGCCGCTCGTGCTGCGCCAGGTTGCGCGTCTGCATACCGGCGGCAGCGAGGCTTTCGCGCATCTGCTGCAGGCGCCGTGTCTGCGCCTGGTACTGGCGGCCAAGGGCATTGGCCTGGCGCCGGGCGGCGTCGAACTCGCGCCGCTGGGCGCGCGTCGGAGACGTGGTGGCGGCGATCGCCTTGCCCAGCTCGGTGGCGCGCGTGCGCGCGGCGTTCATCTGCGCCGCGAGCTGCTGCGTGCCGGCCTTGAGATCACGGAAGCCCTTGAGATCGGTTTGCGCCTTTTCCAGCTCCTTCAGGCGCTGACGCGTTTCGCGCAGCGCCTTGGAGGTCGTCGATGAGCTGCCGGCGATGGCCCGCAACGGCGCGGTGGCGCGATCAATCGCACTGAGCAACACGCTGAGCTTTAAATCCATCAGTCCTCCACGCCATGTCGAATGCGCGCGTGCTCGCGCCAGTCCATCAGCTCCGCCACGTCCATGGCGTCCATCACCGAGGGTGCCCAGTGGAACACCACCGCGATGTCGGCCATGGCGTCCTCTACGCGCTCGGGAAGCCCTCGCGGTTCGCTCTCGTCAACAAAAAACCGGATACCTCCACGCCAAACTGCGTGAGGTCGGCGGGATCCAGGTTCGCCACCTCCGCCTTGGTGAGCGTGGGCTGCGTGATCCGCGGCAGGACGATTTCCAATGCGGCGACGTCCATGTGGAGCAGGTTCACCAACTGCGTGCCGCGCAGTTCGCCGGATTTGGGCTTGCGCACGGTGACGTCGGTGATGGTGGTGGTGCCGCGCTGGATGGGTTCTTCGAGGGTGATGATGGCGGCGGTCTTGCGCTCGGTCATGACGGTGATTCCAGGCAAAGAAAAAAAGAGATCGCCCACGGTGGTGGGCGATGAGAGGTGTGTGCTTACCAGTGGCCCATGGCAGCGCGTTGCGCGGCCAGCATGTCGAAGCCGTCTACGATGAAGATGTGGTTGAGCACATCGATCTCGAACAGCACGCGGCCGTCGACGCTTTCCTTGTAGTAGACGAGCGGCATGGTGAACTTGGTTTCCGAGGACTCGCCGGCTTTGGCGTCGCCGCGATCGATCTCGCTGTAGCGCCCGCGCGCGACGATTTCCACCGCCTGGTACATCCCGGTGTCTTCAGCTTGGTACGCGCCGGCCCAGCGCAGTTGCACGGCGCCGATGGCCGTGGCGCCGAACTGGCGCAGGGCACTGCGCAAATAACCGCTGGCCGCAAACGCCAGTTCCAGCGCTTCGCCGCCCATGTCCACCTTGATGGAGGCGTCCAATCCGCCGGGACGGATCTCCTCCATCTTGCGGGCGAGCTTGGGCAACGTAAGGCTGTTCACCTGACCGATGAAGGATTCACCGTTCTGGAAGGTGTCGAAGTTTTTGAGCTTTCGGGGCAAACCCATGGTGCTATCCTCGAAAAGGTAATGGGGAAGCCGGGGCTTGCCGGCGGCGACCTCGCCGCCGGCAAGTGTTAGGCGTCGTTGGTCGCGGTGATCGCGGTCATCAGGTCCGCGATGTAGGTATCGGTGAAGGTCTGACGCAGCGTCAGGTCTTCCAGCGGCGGCGTGGGTGTGAAGTCGTAGGACAGTTTCAGCTTGCCGACCTTCACGTTGCTCTTGTCGTTGAGCGTGGGATCGAACCAACACGTGGCGCCCAGCAGGAAACCCTGACGCACCAGGTCGCGCAGCTTCGCGTTGATCGATTCGATCAGGTCGCGCACCAGCGTGGCGTGCATGGGCTTGTCGCTGTACTCGAACACGCCCTCGCCGATCGTGGCGGCGACGACCTGTGCGGTGCGCGTGTAGCTCTCGAAGATGAAGGGACCGTCGTCGCAGGTGCGCGAACCCCAGAAGCGAAACCCGTTGCGGTGGATCAGTGTGGTGACACCGGCTTCGTTGAGAATGTCCGCATCGGTGCCTTCGCTCACGTAATCGAAGAACACGTCGGCACTGATGCCGGTGACACCGTTCACCGGCACGTTGGAGATCACCTTGTGCCAGCCCACGCTCTGGTCGAGGGATGCGCGCAAGCCCAGCGCAATGGCTTCGGTGAGGGCCGGCACCGTCGCCTTGGCGTTGACGTCGAAGGCGGTGAAGTCCGGCCAGAGCACCATCAGCTCGCGGGCGCTGAGCTTCTTGCGGAAGGCCAGCGCGTCACTGATCGTGGCGCAGCCGCGCGCACCCACGTACCCGAACGCGCCGAGCCGCTTGCACAGGATCGCCAGCTCTTGCGCGACGGCTTCGTTCATGAGCCCCGGTGCGCCGAGGATGCGCGGACGCAGGCCCACGCGCTGTTCGGCGGTCAGGAGCGCTTTCAAGCCGGTGTAGCGGCCTTGGTCGTTGGTGGTGCCGATCACGTTGGCCGTGGTGGTGGCCTCGTCCGCGTCATCGCTCACGCGCACGACAATCACCGGGCAGCGCACCTGGTCGGCGATCGCTTGCAATGACTTGGCCAGCGTGCCGCGAAGACCCGCCGTGGCGATCCCATCCTGCGGGTTTGTGAGCAGCACCGGCGTATCCAGTGGAAACAGCTTGGCGTCCGCTTCCGGCGCGGTGGCCACCAAGCCAATCACGGCGGTGGAGATCGTAGTGAGGGTGGGCGCGGCATCGGTGGTTTCTTCGATGCGCGCGCCGTGGTGATAGGCCGTCGACATGGCGGAGTCCTTACGGAGTGGGGGAGGCGGGGGAGGGCGCGAGCGCGTCGGGAGGCGACATCCGCGCATCGGCCGGCGGTTCGACGCCGACCTGGTCGATGACGTGCTGCACGCCGTCGTCGGTCCAATAGACGACCCCGCGGAAATCGGCGACGCGTTCCCACTGATCGCGCGCGGTGTTCCAGCGCGGCGCCTGATGGACGTCCCCATGCGGCGGCGCGAGAGTCGTCACCGTGTCGGGCAACGGCTCGCCCGGCGCGGGGCTCGGTACGCGCTGCGCGCTGACTTTGTCCCACACCGGCGTGCGGCTGTAGTCGGGCACCTGGCGCCAGGCCTGCGCCTCGCGATCCCATACGTTGGTCAGCGGCGCCTGCGCACCGACCACCGGCGGTGCTTCGGCGGTGATGCCGGCCGGCAACGTGTCGCCCAGCGCGAGCGTGTTCGCGACAGGGAGCGCGGTAGCGGTGTCCCACAGCATCACGCGGCGAAAGTCCGGAACGATCTCCCAGGCGGTTCCTTCATCGTTTAGCCGTGCACGCCGATGCGGCTCTGTGATAACCGGCGGTGCGATGTCCACCACGTTGCGCGGCAAGAAATACGTGCCTTCCAGCGGCGAGAGGAAGACTTCGACCGGGCCGAGCAGTTCGCGCGTCAGGTCATCGAAGCTGTACGCATGCTTGGACGCAGGGAGTTCGGACGTGTCGTGATCGGCCATGAGGAAACTCAATAAGCGATGAAATGGAACATGTGCGTACCGGCGGCGAGGTTCTCGCTGCCGCCGGCCGCGGCGATGGTGAGCGTGTGGCTGTGGCTGCCGCCGTTAGCGAGCGAGACGGCGTGGGTGTGATCGCCCACGGACGCAATCGAAATCGTGTGCGAGTGCGCGCCGGCACCGTTCATGCCGATGTTGTGGCCGTGGTTGCCTTGCCAGTCCGTGCCGAAGTTGTGCGCGTGGTTGCCGGCGTCGTTGGTCTGCCGCTGCATGTTGCGGAACGCCGGACCACCACCGCCGACATAGTTGGATCCGGTGCCATCGCCGAACAGGCTGTTCAAGGTGATGTGCGAGTGCTGGCCCTGCGCATCGGTCGAGCCGCTGTGCGCGTGATTGCCCTGGCCATCGGTCCAGGCGCCATGCGCGTGATCGCCGACACCGCTCGCACTCGCACCGTGGCTATGGCTGCCGGCGGCGGTGAGCGATACGGTGTGCGCGTGATCACCGGCGGCGGCCGCAGTCGCGCCGTGCGTGTGCGTGAGCAACGCCCCGGCGCTGTACGTGCCGACCTTGCTGGCGTCGACGGTGGCCTTGATGACCGTGCCTTCGCCGAGGCGCGGCACGTTGAAGGTCGTCGCGCCATCGCCCGCACCGTAGGTGGTCCCGATCACGGCAAAAAGATCGGCGTACTGCGTGCGCGAGATCGCGGCACCGTTGCACAGCAGCGTGTAGGGTGGGGCTTGTTGGCCGGCGGTGACGATGATCTGGCCCGGCACGTAGCGCGCTCGCGCATCGAGCTTGGCCGCCAGTGCCGCGACGAGGCCGGTGACGTCGTCGAGCACGTGTTGATGCTTCGATGGCGGAAACGTCGGGCCGAGCGCGTTGAGCACGTCGCCGTTGGTGGCGAGCGTGAGCAGTCCCTTGATGTAATCGGACGGCGCGCCGGCACCGAAGTGTGCATTGAGCGCGGCCAGCAGCGCGGAGGGCGGCACCGCTTTTTGCGACTCGCGGCCGGCCTTCGCCTCCTCGTTCGTGGCGAGTTTCACCACGCCCGGCACATCGGTGGTGGCGGCCGGGTTCTGGAAGTTCGTGTCACCAAAGGCGATCTGCGTGGCGTCGAGGTCGGCGAACTGGATGTCGACGGCCAACAGCATGAAGGCTTGGCCGGACTTCTCCACGATGGGATCGGCCTGGCCGTAGGAGGCAAATAGGGTGCCGTCTTCCAGATACAGCCCAAAGCCGCGCACGGTGTACACCACGCCGATCGTGCTGTCGCTGACCGTGACGTGGATGGTGTCGGCGCTGGTCGCGCCGCCGGCGATCGTCTTGAGGCGCTTGATCTCGTTGGGCAGGGCCTCGCCCGGCGCGAACGAGGACGACGTGATACCCACCGACGCGATGCGCACGGCGTTGCTGCCATCGCCCTGTGCGTTGCGCAGCGCGGCGCGGCCGGCGCTCGTGACGGCGACAGTCAACGGCATATCACTGCACTCCCTGAAAGGTGAGGTGGGCATAGGCAACGGGGCGCGCGGTCGCGATCACGCCCACGGCGCTGCGCGCGTTGATGCCCTGCGTAAAGCTGAAGTGGTCGCGCGCGGATTTGGCGCGCTTCACTTCGGCGACGATGTCATCCACGAAGGCAGCGGAGGTGCCTTCGTGCGCGTCCTCGGTGACGCTGATCGCCATCTGGAAGGTGAAGGGTTCGCCCGGCGGGTCTTGTTCGAACCAGGGCCGCAGTTCCACGTGACCGCCGAACGAGGTCACCACATCCTCCACCGATTGCGCGGTGCCTTGCCGTTTCGCAATCTCGATCGCGTGGCGCACGCGCGAGCGCTTCACCGCTTCGGACCAATACGGCTTCCACGTGCGCACACCCAGCGACCAGGCGAGCCATGGCAGGAACTTCGCTGGGATCGTGTCGGGATTGGCGAGGGTGGCCAGCGGCGCGTCGATGGCGAGCATGGCCACGCACACCTCCGCAAAGGCGCGTTCCATCGACGTGGCGTTGGGCGGCACCAGGCTACTCACCGATGCCTCCCGGGCGCACGTCCACGCGCGTGCAGTAACCCGCTTCGGTGTCGCTCATGACGAGCGTGGTGCTCGGCGTCAGGTCGAGCACATCTTCGACGCCCGGCACTTTGAGCGCGGCGTACAGGCCTGACAGGGTGATATTGCGACCGATGCGGCGCGACTCGGCGAGGTACTTGGCCAGGCTCCTTTGCGCTTCGGCGAGCACCACCTCGGAATCGGGACCGACGTAAAACGTGAGCGTGGCCGACACGCTGAAAGGACGCACCACCACCGGTTGCACGATCACCTTGTCAGTCAGCAGGCGCCGCGTTTTAACGGAGATAAAGTCGGTAACGGTTTGCAGCAGCTCGGGCGTGGGCGTGCCATCGCCCGAGCGCGCCATGACCGAGACCACCACCGACCCGGGCGTGGGGCTGCTGACCTTGGCATCGAGCACCTGGCCCGACGCACTGCGCGCCAGGAATTCGTAGGCGTCGGCCGGGCCGGCGGTGGAGTAACCGGTGGGCGCGAGCTGGCAGCGGTACAGCAGGTCATCGTCCGATTCCCACACGGCGTCGATGCCTTGTTCAGGAATGGCGGGACTGATGAGCAGCCGCTTGACGCCGAGACTGGCGGACCAGTTGTCGAGGTCCTTGCCGCGTGCGGTGGGAAGGAAACACGCGCGCGCATCGTCGTTGCGCTTCTGCCGCTCCTGCAGCACGACGTAGGCGAGCACCTGGAGATTTTTGCGGATCGGATCGGATTCGACAGTGGCGGTGTAGGCCGGCCACTTTTCAATCATTTTCGCTTCCGCCATCGCGAGGATCGCCTCGTAGTCGAGCGGTTCCACCACATCCGGCAGCGGGAGCTGGTTGAGCTGGATGGCGTCCGTCATGCGCGTGCGCCGGGCAGGGTGACGGGGACGGACAGATCCACGGCCTCGCCGGTGTCGGTGCGTGTGCCGACCAGGTCCAGCACCCAGCGGCCTTGGAGTGCATCGATCACGGAGAGCGCCACGCGCGTCAATGTAAGGCGCGGCTCCCAGCGCATGAGCGCGGTGGCCGTGGCGGCGTAAAGCTGCACGCGCGTGGCCGCGTTAGCCGGCGCATCGATGAGGTCGGGCACGCGGCTGCCGTAATCGCGGCGCATGACGCGCGTGCCCAGCGGTGTCGACAGGATGTCGGCGATGGACTGCGCCAGATGCGCGTCGCCGCTCAACGCTTTACCGGTGCGTGCATCCATGCCCATCATGGCAGCGGTTTTCCGCTCACGCCGGCACCCGGTTGCACCTTGTCGTGCGGGTGATTCGTCAGGCTGATCGAGCCCGCTTTAACGTCGGTGTTGCTGGTGATGTCCTGGTTGGCGTGAACGGTCTGCTGGAACGTCGCGGCCTGTGCCACACTCAGTTCGCCGTCGATGGTCACGTTGCCGGTGAAGGTCACACCACCCGGTGCCGTTACCGCCACGCGACCATCGGCGGGTAAGGTGGCCTTGAGCATATGCGCGGCGTGGTCGTACAGCACTACCGCGCCATCGCGGAACGCCATCACTACGGTGTCGGCGTTGGCCTCCGGTGGTACGTCGTAGGCATCGCAGAACAGGCTGCCGATCGCGACCGCGGCGCCGAGGTCGCCGTTCGGGGATACCACCATCACTTGCTCGCCGATGTCCGGCGGCGACCATGATTTGGTCGCGCCGGCGCGCGTAACAGTCCACGGAATCGGGCGGGTGAGCAAGCCGCCGATCGTCACTTGCACACGCTTGCCGGCGACGGTGTGTACCGTGCCGAAGCGAATCAGGTTGGCGAGTTGACGGGAAATGTCATCGGACATATCCGCCATGCTGCGTGCGCCGATGTATGCGCGCAGCTCGCGCATGTTCTGTATAGGCTGATGTAGAACAATCGTTGGAGTTTTCTACTTTTTAAGGCGGTGAGCCTCGCTGTGATAAGGTCGCTGCGCGTTGCTATCCCAGTAGGTCCATCAACGTGGAGGATGTCATGATTGAACAGAAAGGGCAGCGGTTCTTGATGATCTATTCCGGCGTACTCACTGCTGTGTTTGTTGTAACTGTCCTGTGTGGCGCCGTGTCGCAACCTCGCAAGCTGGAGCTGGACCAGCTCGACGTGCACCGCATCAATATCCGTGAACCTGACGGCACATTGCGCATGGTGATTACCGACAGAGCGGAGTTTCCCGGCGCGATCATCCACGGCAAGGAATACCCGCATCCACGACCGGACGCAGGCATGCTGTTCTTTAACGATGAAGGCACCGAAAACGGTGGTTTGGTCTTCAGCGGGCACAAGGACAAGAACGGCAATATTGTCGACAGCGGCGGCAGTCTGACCTTCGATCAGTATGAGCAGGATCAACTGGTGCAGCTGCTGGGTACGCATGACAGTGACGGTCATGAGGCCGGCCTGATTGTCAATGATCGTCCGAACCGCCCGATACAGAAGGACATTGAGGAGTTGAAGAGCATTGAGGCCATGCCTGCGGACCAGCGCAAGGCATTGATGCAGGAGCGCAGCGCGAAGGCTTACTACGGTGCCAAGCGCATCACGGTGCTACGTGGTGATGACGGTATCGCAAAGATCAGTCTGCGCGATGGTTTGGGTCGTCCTCGCATTGTGCTGGGCGTCGCCGAAGATGGTGCTTCCAGCCTGCAATTCCTTGACGAGAATGGCAAGGTGATCAACCAGCTCACGCCCGCCAGCCAACACTGAAAAGCAGCGGCGCCGGCAATCACTGCCTGGCCGGGGTATCGGGGCGCGTGATCAAGAATCGCACGCGCTTGCTGGCGACGGTTTACACCATGCCAAAGCGGATCAGGTTGGCGAGCTGGCGTAGGACGGCATCGCGCATTCCCGCCATGCGGTGGGTATGCGCGATGACACACAAGTAGGCTGTGCAACGTCATCTAGAGCACGCCAGCGATGCGCGCGTTGTCGAGCCTCGCCGTCCTTCAATTGAGGACGATGATATCCGCGTCGATCTTGTCGTCGTAATCCATTTCCCAATAGCCTTTACGCACACCTTCTTCCACGGCGTCTTGGAGTGCGAGCAGCTTTAAAGGCCAGGTTCCTGTGCGCTGCTTATAGACCACGTGCAGGCGATGAAGCGAAAGAATGCGGTGACCGGTGGTTTCTGAATAGGTGGCGTTGCTCTTTACCAGTTCTTCCACCATCTGAAAAAACGTGTCTGTTTCCATATCGACCCGTCTCCATCGTTGGACCCCGTCTCTTCGGCGGGGCGGTTAGCCACGCAGGTACTACAGGACGGGATCGTGCCCTCTCGTTCGTTCGGTCGTTGTGAAGTTGGCTTTTTAACCATCGGACGGGGCGAGGCTTAACGAACACGTCCCCGTTTCGGCAGCGAGCCGCGCCATGGCTTTTTCTTAAGCGCCACGACACAAGATTATACGTTTCTAGCTTCCGGTGAGAGCGTCAGCTTCGGGTCGGAGGCGGACGTTAGCCACCCTAGTCGAAGACCACCTCAGGATTCATTTCCCCGGGTGAGAACCAGGTAATACCGTCGCGCTCCGCCAAGATCTTCTTTTGCATCGCCCAGCCAACTTGGCATCGCCCTCTGCCTTGGTAGCCGGCCAGATCGGCCGCGCGGCCCGCCTCCTCTCCGGCCTCACGAATCTTTCCTGCCAGCGCCGAATCCGTCTCGATTGGGTCGACCAATAGCTTCCCACCACCTTTCTGCCGAACCGCCAACAAGACACGCTCTCGAAGAACGACCGGCATCGCAGATAGCAATGCCTGTGCGCGCGCCAACGGGCACCCCGTGGCTACGTGATAGTCCCTGATGTCATTGACTGTCATGCAATCCCCTGTGCAAAAGGTCCGCTATGGGTCGGAAGCGGACTTCCGGCGAAGCCACCAATCTTGTTCAACTAAGCGTGCAGGAATGTTGGAGCAGAGCAACCTGCAAGTCGGCCAGAATGTCTTTCCCCCGTAAGCGTTCGCGCCAAGTGCCAGGGATGCCAGCCAGTCCAAAACGTATCCCGGCAATTCCCCCTGTAACGGCAGCAGTCGTATCCGTGTCATTACCAAACGCAATCGCTCGGCGAACAGCCTCAGCATAGTCGCGAGCAGCATCGAGGGCCATCCGCGCCGACCATAGCGTATCCACCACGTAACCGCTTCCGCTCACCCGCTCTAATTGCACTGGATCTAACACCAAATCGATTTCTTCAGTCGGAAGGCCTGCTTCTGGTCCATGAGAACGCAAGGAGGCCTCCGCGATCGACCACCCCGAATTGGCATCAGCAAGCTCTGCGCGACCCCAAAGACAGAGCATCGCGCAAGCTACCGCGCTGCGCGGATGACCATGCGTGGGTAAACATTGTTGTGCAGCCATCGAGATAAGCGATACGTCGTCTCCCCTATGCCAAAGCGCGAGTGGCAGCACGCGCATCAAAGCGCCGTTGCCGTTGTCGAATTCTCCTGCTGGTCCCGCGCGCTCGGGAGGAACACCAGCCTTTAGGGCCTCTAGTGCCCGCTGCGTTTGGACGCCTATGTCAAAGACATGCCCATCAACTGCGAGATACCCCCAAGACGCCCAGTTAAGCAGATGCCCCGAAAGACTTCGAAGATTCAATCCATTGCAGGCAATGAGCGACGAAAGCAAGCAAAGTGCTTGCGATCCGTCATCTGACCAAGTCCCAGGCGGTATCCCGACGTGGGATCGGGGAAAATCTGAGGGTGGATCAAAATCGATTAGTGAAAGTGAGGGTATATCGGTAGCGCTATGGAATTCATAAGGAACTCCGAGAGCGTCCCCGATAAGCAGTCCCTGCAAACCACCAAGAATGCGATCCCTTCGCGAACTGTGACTTTCAGAGGTCAAGACACTTACTCTCCATAGTCATTTAGCAATGATGTCCGCTCCGGGTCGGAAGCGGACATTCCATATTCAAAAAATTGCAGCCCAAGGCGTCTTGACCCGAATCATTAGAACAACCGGATCCATCAATTCCCCGGAGATTTCAAGCTCACGTTCTATGTACGAAATTTCGGCCTGTTCACCTAACTCAAGCGCAAGCGCATAGGGAACTTCTTGATCCCAACTGGGATAGAGCCACTGGAAACAATCACCAGTCGAATCGACTACGCCGAACTCTGGCTCATCGCTTTCGTGGCCCGACCAGACGTGGTCGATCTTTCCCTCTACGATATGAATGGGGATTTGGCCGCGACGGATGCTCTCCCACCATTCGTCGGAGCCAACCAACTCACCCCTCATCATAAACCCCGATCTTTGTAGGCTTTCGATAGTGCGGAGGTCATCGCGCAGGTCATATACGACTTTCATCGGCATGGGCGAAGCATCTCAGGCACATATAGGTGGTCACCGCCCGCTTTGGGTCGGGAGCGGACAGTTTGTCCTAAGCCCGCAGGACCGCCAACTTGATCTCCTCGACCAGGCTGGCGAGCTTTTCGGTGCCATCCACGACTGCCACTCCGGCCTCCATGGGATCTACAACAGCTTCAGGGTTGCGAGCTCGCTGAAAGCCACCGACGACATAGCGACCGAAGTACTTCGAATCGGTGCGCTCACAAAGCAGCCAATAACCGCCGAGCTGGGTAACTAAGTACTCGCCAATTAGATAGCCGAGCCGCGATGCCAGCCACGCGCGACCCTCGGCACCAATCTGCTGCGCCTCGACCCAACTTCCCACTCCAGCGATGAAGAGGTGAGGCTCGTTGAGGACTCGGTGTGGCTCCGGAAAGCCCAGTGCTCTCACGAAGTCCACAAGAACGGGCATCCGCTCTTCTAGGAAGTCGTCAAACTTTACCTTTCGATCCGCTAGGTCCACTGGGGTCATTGGCTATCCCTTGTTAGGTCCGCTTCGGGTCGGAAACAGACGTTAGCCCCTCGAATCCAGAAACTCCAGCACACGGTCGCGCACAAGGGCGAGGTCCCCCGGTGTGAAGCCCAGCAGAGGGCGAGCGGGATACCTCGCCACCGGCCCATCGAAAGTCACGCGGTCCACGCCGCCTTCCTGATGCACCCACGCCAAACGCGCAACCCGTCCGAAGAAACCGACTTCGGCACCTTCGTCGGTGACGTTGGCTTTGAGCCATCGTGCGGTGCGCAGCTTAACGAACATGGCCCCGTTTCGCCGGCGGATTGCGCCACGCTTTTCGCGCAGTGCTTCGGCTCTGCGCTTGCGCGCGGGATACGGTGTGCCGTCTGGCGCCCGCTGGGCTGCGATCCGTCGCTGCTGCGAGCGACGCAACTCCAGAGCGATGCTGCGCGCGAGCGTCCGGCGCTGGGCCTGCGCGAGCTTGGCCAGCAACGACGCGGCCCACAGTTCGAGTTGCGTCAGGTCGTCTGCCACAGCCATGCGCCGGTGGGATCGGCCGGCGGTTCGGCGGGATGCTCGAAGCCACCGTCACCGCCGGCATACACCGCCTCAGTGAGATCCATTTCGATGACGACGTCGGCCAGCTCCGCCGTCATCAGCTCACACTCGAAGCGGATGCCGCGTTCGGCCTGCGCCGGGTTCTTGAGCATGTCCGGCTGCTCCACCGCCACCCAGGTAGCAACTGCCATCGCGAGCGTATCCATGTCGCCCGCGAAGTCCTGCAGGACGGCCGTGAGCTGGTAGCTGTATTGCCATCCCGCGCCGAGCGTGCCGCTCGCCACCAGCTTGCCCTTTTCCACGAAGATGGAGAGGCGTTGCGGATCATTCGCGAGATCCGGCAATGCAGCGAGCAACGCGGTGCGGAAGCGTTCGGGCTTGTTCATGGCGAGGTGCGCTGCAAGGCGTCGCGTTCGCGGATCCAGTCTTGCAGTGCGCTTAGTTGCGCGGTGGTTTCGCGGCAGCGCCCATAGTTGGTGACGATGACGTCGGCGGCTTGAGAGGCTGCAACGTCGGAGGCAATTGCATCAGCGGGGCCGGCGGCAGGAAGCGCGGACACGCCGGCCGCGGCAGCGTCGTGCAGGCGGACAAAGCCCCAAGGCAAAGGAAAAGCCCGATCGGTCGCAGGCGTGACATAACTGGGAATCTCCCGTTGCAGGGTTTGCGTGGTGTCGTGGATCACGCGCACGCGATCCACGTATTTCGTGATGACCTTGATGTCGAGTCGGGCGGCGGAGGCCTCGAATTGCGCGGCCAACTGCTTCGCCTGCGCATCGGCCAGGCGCGAGGTGAGATCCGCCGCGTGATGGCGTTGCCACCCGATCACGGCCAGCGCGGCGATGAGCAGCGCGGCCAGGAGGAGGGCGAGGGGTTTCAGCAGCACGCTCATGCGGCATGCCTCGCCCGTTCGTCGTGGGCGTCCTCCATGCGGCAGCGCGCGATCTCGCAGTTCACGCCATCCACTTCAATGCCGATGAAGTGCCGCCCTTCCAGCAGCGCGGCCACGCCGGTGGTGCCGCTGCCGGCGAACGGATCGAGGATCACGCCGCCGGGCGGACACACGCGCACGAGGGTGCGCATCAGTTCCGTGGGCTTGCCCGTCACGTGGTGCTTGTCTTTCTGCCGGATCGATTCGATGTGATAGCCAGGCAGGTAACCCACCTCTTCACGCGGTGGCATGTCGCCCTTGCTGCCCCATACGGCGTACTCCGCGCCGTTGCGGAAACGTCCCGGACCACTCGGACGCCCGGCCGGCTTCAGCCACGGCACGATGCCACGCCAAGTTGCGCCCGCGGTCTGCAACGCATCGGTCGTGCTGGGAAGCTGCCGCCAGTCGGTGAACAACACGACGGGCGAGCCGGGCTTGGCGATGCGCAGACATTCGGAAAGCCACAGCGTCACCCATAGCGTCCAACTGCGCTGGTCGCGGTTGTCGCCACTGAAGGGGTGGTAGTCCCGTTTGGTGCCGGTCTGCACGTATTTCTTGACCGGCGATAGCTGGCGTTGCGCCATGTGCAAGCCGCCGGAGCTGTAAGGCGGATCGGTGATGACGGCATCGACCGAGGCGTCAGGAAGGGTACGCAGGAAAGCGAGGGCTTCGCCCTGATGAAGCTGAAACGATGACAAGGTTCTACATCTCCACACGGTTAAGCACCCAGCCAAAGAGGTATTTGCGCTGGGAGGGTTTGGATTCGGTGAGTTCCAGATAGCGCGTGGCTTGCACGCCATTGAGGCCGCGCAGCAGCACGGTGATGCCCTGTGGGCCGCGCCAACGCAGGAAGGCGCGCAACGCATCGAGCGTGACGGTCCCGATGCGGCCGTCGACGTGCAGATCGCCGTAGCGGCTGCCGGTGTCGTTGAAGCCGTTGAGCCAGCGCTGCAGAAACATCGCGGCGATCGCGGTTCCCATGTTCACGCCGGTATCGATCAGCTCCGCGCCGATGTTGGGCTCGATCGCGACCACGTCCGCGAAGCGCGGCTCGTCCACATAACGCGTGCGGTAGATCGTGCGCGCGACGGCTTCAGGCAGGTCCTTCATCGGGCCGGTGTAGCCGTAGGCGCGCGCCGCGGCGATCGTGATGCCCCAGCGCGTTTCCTTGCCGGGATCGTCGGGATCGTTCGTATACGCATCCCAGCCCTCGGCTTTCATCACGGCGGTGATGAGCTGGTCGATGCGCTGCTCGGGAAACACGATCACCACGTGCCCCTCCGCACGATCCACGCGAACCACGCACGCGGTGCGCGCAGCAAGTGCGCGAGGTTGCCGCGGTGGATCAGCAGCCCGATCGCGATGGCCAGCGTCAGCAGCGCTTCCCACGGCCACGGCGGCGGCCGAATGCCGCACACCAACTTCACCGCCGTGGCGGTGCACGCAACGATCAGCGCCCACGCGATCCACGCGATGCCATGACGGTGCCGCGAGACGCCCCGGCGAAACGTCAGCAAACGCACCACGATGACGAGGCAGGCCACGAGCTGCAGCAGCGGCCAGAAGCCAAGCGCGACGGACATGATTACTCTCCTTTACGAAGCAGGGTCGAGAGATCGAGCGCCTTGGCGCGCTCGATCAGTTGCACGGTGAGCGTCACGACCAGCGCACCGGCGAGGAACGCGGCAATCGCGGGGCTGTGCAGCGGCAGATGCGCAAGCACCTCCGGCGCGCCGAGATAGCCGACCACCGTGCTGATGACGAGATAGAGCACGCGACGAACCAGCGGCAGATCGCGCGCGCTGGTGACGAACAGCGCCGCGCCCGCGACGGCGCCGACCAAGGCATTGCCGTCGATGCCAGGGAGCAACGCGGTGGTGGCAGTCGCGGTGCCTAGCGCGGCAGCGGTGGCGAGCGTGGTCACGGTCGGCTCGGACATCATCAATCCCAGAGGTGGAGGGTGGCGAGCACGCGCGTGCCCACGTCACGCGCGTCGGGAAGCACCACGGGCGTACCGGTCGGAAGCACCGGCCCGAGCGCGGCCAGGCCGCGGTTCATTTCGTAGACCATTTCGACGACCCCAGCGGTGGTGCCGAACACGCGCCAACAGATCGCATCGACGGTGTCACCTTGGCGCGCGTACACGGTCTGCGCCATTCAAAGCAGCTCCACGACATTGCGCGGGCGCCCGAGGATGTCGGCCACCGCCCAGCGCGCATTGCGGCGGAAGTCGTCGGCCGCGTCGCTTTCACCTTGGCCGCGGTAGTCGCCAGCGCGGGTGTTATCCCAGTCGCGGTATTTCTCGGCGATGTCCGCTTGCACGGTGCTGGCCACTGCGCGCAGGTAGCGATGCACCAGCGCGCTCGCGCCGGCGATGGTTTCACCCACGTCGGCGGCACGCTCCCAGCCTTGGCCGATGCGTATGGCCTTGTACGTCGCGAGCTGCGCATTCACGTCGAGCATCGCTTCGATCGCACTCGCGCGCAGGCGTTCGGTCGTGACGTTGCCAGTGAGCCGCGTGGACGCGCGCAAGTCGGTGAGATCCACATCCGGCCAGAAGCCGTCGTTGGCGATCGTGCCTTCGTGGCTCGGTGTGGCGACGGTGCCGCCGTTGGCGATGGGGCTGCCCATGGACATCCTTTGAAAAAATCCGGCGGTGGACGGGTGGGTCACGGCATGCATCGCTGCATCGTTCGCCACCCGTGCCGCCGGGGCGCCGGGGGGAGGCTCAGGGGCCGCGTGGCCGCGGCGAAGGGTGGCCGGCGTGCGGGCCGGAGGCCGTTTGACGCAGTCGGCGTTCCAACTGCTCCATGTCTTTTTTCGCACCGACCTTGTCGTGCAGTTCCACCGCGCGGCGCAGGTGCTCCAGCGCCGCGCTCGGATCGTGTTCGGCCAGATGTCGGCCGATCGCGAAGTGCAGCTTGGCGCGCACCTGGTCGGGCATGTCGCGCGAAGCGGTCAAGGCGAGGATCGTTTCCAGCACGCCCACGTCGAACGGCTTGCCCGCGTCGTAGGCCTTCAGGGCTTGCACCGCCGGTTCCTCGGCCACCAGCGTGGCCGGCGTGCGCTCGAAGCGATCAGGCAACGACAGGTTGTGATCGAGCACGTAGCGCGCGACGGCCAGCGCCCCGGCGTAGTCGCCGACATCGATGCGCCAGGTCAGCACGTAGCCGAGCACGTCATCCTGCACGCCCTGGCCGCTGGCCAAGACGCCGGACACGTACGCGTCGTAGTCGCCGAGGATCTCGCGCTTGATCGCGATCTTGCGTTCGACCGATTGCACCTGGTGCAACCGGCGGCGGTCGGTGTCGAGCTTGGCGCGCATGAGGCGGTGTGCGCGGGAGGTGGACGCATCCACCGCCGCGCCGGGCGCCGCCTTGGCGGTCGCCCGTGCCGCTTCCACACGCATCAGGTGGGCTTGCGCAGGAGAAAGCATCGCGTGCGTCAGCCGCCGGCCGCCCAGTTACCGAGCACGATGTTCTCGACCAGTACCGCGCCTTGCAGGCGTTCCACCACGTAGGCGTCGTTGCTCGACTGGTAGTCGGCAACCTGGTCGTAATCGGGCTCATCGCGCAGCAGGCGACGGCGTGCGCCGGCCTGGTAGTAGATCGAGAGGTTGTCCGGGCGCGTGATCAACAGGGAGTTGCCGGGGAAGTAGGGCAAGCCTAAGCCCTGCAGGCCGCCGATGGTCTTTTGGCTCACCAGGATTTGCGTAGCCAACTCGTCGGTCGCGCGCTGCACCTGGTTGATCTTCGGGAAATACTTGTCGTGCATCAACTTGCGCCCGACATGCACGCGCAAGCCCGTGTCTTCCTGGAACCACGGCGCGAGCAACAGGATGGCGTCGTACACCAGCGCATCAAGGTTTTCGTAATCGCCGCCCGGTCCCACGCGCACTTCCTTGCTGCCGGCCTTCGCTTCGCTCATCACCTGCGCCGGCGCCTGCTCACGCAGGATTTGCAGCCAACCTTTATTGACGTCCTGCAGCAGCGGGTTCTTGGCGATGTCGGTGTCCTCGGCCACGCTCGTGCCGTTCCAGCCGATCATCAAGCGATCGAGCGCCTGTTGTGTCACCAGCATGGTGGACAGACGCGTCTGGAAGTCCGGGAATTTCGCCCACGCATCGAGCGTGGCGTACGGGAAGGAGGTGTCGAAGTTGGTCTGGTAGCAGGTGTAGGGCTGTGCATCCATGTCGCCCAGGTAGCGCGGCATGCGCTTTTTGTTCGCGCTGGTCTTGGTGCGGCTGGCCACCGGGCCGGCGACGCCCAGATGCAGTTTCTCGCCGGTTTTTTCGGTGACGGGATGGATGTTCACCTGTTTCAGGTAATCGCTCGATTCCTGGATGCGGTTTTCCATCGTCTGCTGGACGGAGGGCTGCACATCGAATTTCTCCGACGCGCTGGCCACGCCGTTGAGTTTGGCCACCTGGGTGGCGAGCGCATGAAACTTGACGCGGGTTTCGTTCTTCATGGGTGTCCTTGGGCGGAAACAGGGAAGGCGGGACGCGTGCGCGTTAGAAGTCGGTGAGCGCGTCGTCGGTGCCGGTGGCGACCGGGCGCGTGGCGGTGGCGGCGGGCGTGTCGTTAAAGAGCTGCTCCAGTGCGGCCACGCGCGTGGTCATGTCGGCGAGCTGCTGGCTCGTGGCCTTGACCTCGGTGTCCACCTGCTCGAACTGGCGGGCCGTCTGCGCGCTTTGCGCTTCGCCGTGTTCGGCGACTTCCTCCAGCGCCGCTTCGATATCCGCGAAGCGGCGGGCATCAAGGGCGTCCTTGCGCGTGAAGAGCTTGCGCACGCGTTCCAGGATGCTCGGCGTCTCGCTCTCTTCGGCGAATTCGATCAGTGTTTCCACCGCGGCCGAGAAATGATTGTCCGGGTGTTGCTTGCGTGCGGCGAGCGGATTGGCGTCGGGGTTGGCCGCGGCGAACTGCAGCATTTCGGTACCGAGGCTGGCCGGGTTGTCGGTGACGGCCAGGCCCACCAGGTACGCCTTGCCGGTGTCGGCAAACTTCGGGTTAACCTCGATCGAGGTGAAGACCTTCTGGCCCTTCTGCGTCAGCGTCACCAGGTCATCGGTGGGACTGATGACGGCGAACAATTCCAACTTGCCCTCGGCGTTCTGTTCCTGCGAGAGCGCATCGACAAAGCCGTAATTGCGGAACGGACCGTCGGGCAGCAAGCCGCGGATGTGTTCCAGGTTGATCGTCGCGCGGTACTTGGCCGGGTCGTAGCTCGCGGCCATCTGTGTGATCCATTCGCGCTGGATGGTGCGGCCATCGACGGTCGCGCCTTCGGTCGCAACGCGGAATTTCTTGGACTTCTTGGCCATGCGGTTTGCCTCGGCGTGAATGGAGTCAGTGATAGGTCGCCAGCATCGATAGCCCCGCACGCACCGGCAACGACGCGCGGTTCTGTACCCCGGCACCGAGAACAGCGCACGGCCCAGCGTGTACGAAGGCCTCCCTACGCTGTCGCGCATGCTCATGCCTTCCGTCGCCACCGATCCGCGCACGCTCGCGCGCAGCCTGTACTTCCAAGGGTGGAGCGTGACGGCCATTGCCGAGCACATCGGGCAAGCCCGTTCCACCGTGGAATCGTGGAAACAGCGCGACGGCTGGGCGAATGCGAAACCGATCGATCGCGTGGATGCGGTGCTCGAAGCGCGGCTGTGCCAGTTGATCGCCAAGGAGCACAAGGACGCGCACGACTTCAAGGAAATCGATCTCCTGATGCGTCAGGTCGCGCAGATCGCGCGCGTGCATCGCTATGAAGCACCCGGCGGCCACGAAGGCCATCTCAACCCCAAGGTGGCGAATCGCAACGCCGGTTCGAAGAAGAAGCCAACGAAAAACGACTACAGCCCCGAACAGGCCGAGCGCTTGCGCGAAGCGTTCATGGATTCGCTGTTCGATTACCAGCGGCGCTGGCATCAGGCAGGGCTCGCGCAGCGCATCCGCAACATTCTGAAATCACGCCAGATTGGCGCGACCTGGTACTTCGCGCGCGAGGCGCTGGACGATGCCATCGGCACGGGGCGCAATCAGATTTTCTTGTCGGCCAGCCGCGCGCAGGCGGATGTGTTCCGCCAGTACCTCACGCAGTTTGCGAAGGACGCCGCGGAGATCGAGCTGAAGGGTGATCCGATCATCCTGCCCAATGACGCCACGCTCTACTTCCTCGGCACCAACGCACGCACCGCGCAGAGCTATCACGGCAACCTGTACTTCGACGAATACTTCTGGGTGCATAGCTTCCAGACGCTGCGCAAGGTCGCCTCCGGCATGGCGATCCACAAGAAGTGGCGGCAGACGTATTTCTCGACGCCCTCGGCGCTCAGCCACGATGCGTACCCGTTCTGGTCGGGGGCGCTGTTCAACAAGGGCAGGGCGAAGGCTGATCGCGTCACCTTCGACGTCAGCCACGCGGCGCTGGTGAACGGGCTGGTGTGCGCGGACGGCCAATGGCGACAGATCGTCACCGTGCTGGATGCGATGGCCGGTGGGTGTGATCTCTTCGACCTGGACCAGTTGCGGCTGGAATACAGCGCCGATGAGTTCCAGCAGCTCCTGATGTGCGAATTCATCGACGACTCGGCGTCGGTGTTTCCGTTCGCGCTGGTGAAGCGCTGCATGGTCGATAGCTGGGAGGTGTGGGACGACGTGCGCCCCTACGCGCCGCGCCCGCTCGGTGATGCGCCGGTGTCGATCGGCTTCGATCCGTCCAAGGGCGCGAGCGGTGGCGATCCGTCGGGTTGCACGGTGAACGCGCTGCCGACGCCGCAGCGCGACCTGTTTCGCGTGGTCGAGAAACACCAGTGGCCAGGGCAGGACTTCGACGCGCAGGCCGGCCACATCAAGCGGCTGTGCGACACCTACCACGTGGCCGATATCGCGATCGACACCACTGGCATGGGCACCGGCGTGTATCAGTTGGTGAAGCAGTTCTTCCCGATGGCGCGCGCGATCCAGTACTCACCGGAAACCAAGGCGCTGATGGTGATGAAGACCCAGGATGTCATGGGCAAAGGACGCCTGGAATGGGACGCCGGCTGGACGGATCTCGCGGCCGCCTTCATGGCGATCCGCAAAACCCTCACCCCGAGCGGCCGGCACGTCACCTACGACGCCAGCCGTTCGGCCGATGTCGGCCACGCGGATCTCGCCTGGTCGGTGATGCATTCCCTTATCTACGAACCGCTGGAAGGCCGCACCGGCCACAGCCAAAGTTTTATGGAGATCTACGGATGAGCAAACGCAAACGTCAGCGGGCCGACCAGGCCGCCGAGCCCAAGGCCAAAGCCCACGCCTTCACCTTCGGCGAGCCGGAGCCCATCGATCGGGCGTCCTTACTCGAGTACGTGCAGGTGTGGAACAACGGGCGCTGGTATGAGCCGCCGGTGAGCCTGCTGGGCTTGTCCAACATGCTGCGCGCGGCGCCGCATCATTCCTCGGCGATCTTCATCAAGCGCAACCTGCTGGTGTCGTCGTTCGTGCCGACCAAGTACCTGTCGGTGGCGGACTTCGAGGCCTTCGCCACGGACTACCTGGTGTTTGCGCATGCGTACTTGGAGCAGATTCCGGCGATGTCGGGCCGGTTGCTCAAGCTCAGGCGGTCGCCGTCGCTGTTTACGCGCGTGGGCGTGAACGGTGGGCCGTGTTGGTTTGTGCCGTACACGGGCGAAGCGTTCGAGTTTCAGAACCCGGTGTGCCAACTCCTGGCGCCGGATGTGAGCCAGGAAATCTATGGCGTGCCGGAATACCTGAGTGCGCTGCACTCGGCCCAGCTCAACAAGTCGGCGACATTGTTTCGGCGCAAGTATTATGACAACGGGTCGCACGCCGGCTTCATTCTCTACATGACGGATACGGCGCAGCAGTCGGCCGACATTGATGCGTTGCGAGAGGCGCTGAAGAACTCAAAGGGACCGGGCAACTTCCGTAACTTGTTCATGTACGCGCCCAACGGAAAGAAGGACGGGCTGCAGTTGATTCCGATCAGCGAGGTGGCGGCGAAGGATGATTTTGCGTCGATCAAGAACACCAGTCGTGATGACATCTTGGCTGCGCATCGCGTGCCGCCGCAGCTATTGGGCATGATTCCAACGAACGCGGGTGGGTTTGGCGATGTGGAGAAGGCGAAGCAGGTATTTATGGAAAACGAGATTGCACCCATTCAAGCAAAAATGCTTGGACTAAATTCAAGCCTTGGGATGGACGCATTTAAATTTTCTAGCACTGATTAAGTGATCTACTTTTTGGCTTCCAGTTAGATTGACCACTGATTTCGGAACGGCTGTCCGCGGCGCTTGTGTTGCCCGCTTGCGATGGGAGCTGACAGGTGGGTGTGGGGAGGCCGGCTGATTCGCGGGCCGTAGCAGGCCTTTTTTCTGCCCAGTCTTAGCGTCACCTACAGCAAGATGGCTTGATCCCCACAAATTCGTCCCTATGGAGATTGCCAAGGCTCCCCCACCGGTACTCGTATGGCAGTCAACAAGCATCTGTACGGAAAGGTATTCATTTCGCATTCGTCCGTGGACAAACGCTTCGTCCGACGCTTGGCCAAAGCCATTGAGGCGGATGGCTTTTTAACGTGGCTGGATGAAAAGGAGCTCCTACCAGGCGATCCGCTTGCCAAACGTGTGAGTGAGGGGGTGGCCCAAGCTAGAGCGGTGCTCGTCGTAGTTTCACGAGCAGCGATTGCGTCCAAGTGGCTGGCTTTTGAGCTGAACAAGGCTGCGGATCGGATGGTGAAGGGGGAATGCATTGTGATTCCGATTGTTATCGACGAAATGAGTTCCCTACCTGCCGAGGTAGAGGGCCTTCTCTATGCAGATTTCACTAAATCCTTCAAACGACAGATGCAAGCCGTATTGAAGTCATTAAATAGCGATGCACAGAAGCGGGCCATAGATCACAGCTTTTATGCTCGAAGTGAGACATTGCTCGAAGAGGTCTTCGACGGCAAGGGTTACTCATTCACAGACGCGGAATACAAATCAAATGACGAGTCTCTGGTCTACATTGACAACGGCTCGCAGGAAGGTCTTGCCGTGGCGTACGATATACTTTCGGCCTATGGCGATTCATCCGCGCCGTTAACCGAGCGTGGGATCAGCGAGATTGAACTTACACTGGCGAACTTACCCGAGCCGCTTCGTCTAGTGGTTTCCGAACGGCCTATTGTCGCGACAAAGCTGGTCCCAGGAGGGCACCCCAATGTCCGCGTGTGGCAGAGTGGTGAAGCGCGATATCCGGATGGGCATATCGTTTTTGCCGACATGTCGTCTGCTTCCGGTGCCGACGATTGTCGTTCGATATTGATCGCCGCCAAGGAAGTTCTGGCTAAGATTGCCGAGTCCCAGGCCGGTCGCTGGGAGCGTCTCGGAAACAGTCTTTCGGCAGAAAAGCAACCAACACTTCGTGAGTTGTTGGGGATCGACAAGAAGACATAGTTAGGTCATGAACAATTAGCAGCTAGAAGAGCGAGGGGTTCATGCGGCTTTCCTACCTCCAATGCCTGCGCGTATTAGTTCGTCGACTGCGTCCATCTGTTTGGGTGCCTTTGTCTACTCATAGGCGTCAGCGTTACGCGCAACTTCGGTGACCAAGTCCTCCCATGGCCACTTAACTGTTGCATATCGGCGGTAGAGAAGCAGCTGTTTGTCTACAACGCTGATCAGTTCAGCTAAAGGATCGTAAGCGAGCACCAACCCTCTCCCACCGTCGTCGACCTGCAACTCGGGAAATCGCGCTAGCACCGTCTTTAAATTTCCGAATTGGATTCTTGGCTCTTGTTTGTGTGTAATGGCGTAGATTTCTCGGGCGGAAAGACCACTTACGAGATCCGGGTCGGGCGCAGACATGATCGCTGCCATTGCTCGCGCGTAAATGCCGGTGGATCTCTGCCTTTTTCGGATGCCATCACATACACGGGTGGCGAACGATTGATACAGCTGGTTTTGTTGCTCGGCAACGTGCATTGCCGCGTCCACCACGGCGGCCACGTCATCGATCTTAATTGGGCTGCCTTCCGGGGCTGCATCTTCAATTCGTTTTTCGACGTCCAAGTATCGCAATGCAAGTGTTTGCAATAGACCTACGCTCTCGTAAGAGATGTCGGCGAGTAGGTCTAGCACGGGCGCGCTTGGAATGAGATTTAGTCTGTTACAGCCTTTACGGAAGACCTCCTTTAACTCTTGCGCTTGCCAAGTGACATTAATTTCTTCAATTCGGCTCGCCAGATCAGAATTTAGGCTGATTAGCATGTTTTGGCTGGTCCAGACGCCAACTACTACGACGAAGGTTTTGTAATCCCATAGGGTCTTCAGATCAAAAGCAACTAAGCGCTGCTGATCTACCGCGAGATAGTGGAAGTCTTCGATTACGAGGGTGCGTCCCGACTCTCGAATGAAGGAGGCGATAAACTCAAGATCATTAATATCCTTGCCGACCGCGTGAGTCGTTGTCTCTGTTTTGTGTTCCCCTTGAAGCTCCGCTTCACCGGTGACCTTTGCCAGCAGCTTGAATCCTGCCTCGCCTTTTGCGGTTGCTTTTCCCTTAAAGGCATTGGTGCTTGTGCGTTCGGCTTCTAGCTGTATGTCTAGCCTCGCAAGTGCATCTCTGTAGATGTCGATTGGAGAATATCCCAGCCGACACTGCACGATGATTGGGTCCGTGAGTACCCTCTGCCGCAACCAGGATTTACCTGCTTTGGATGCTCCGCGGATGGCGACATGGGACTGTTTTCGCTCCATTAGGCGGCGAAATTCGCGATCGAGCGAGCCGCGATCAACATATGAGTAGTCGGTCAACTCCGGCTTAATACCGAAGACTTCGTGCGTCTTCATGAGATCCCCAGTGTCCTTGTGTTCTGGGTAGGTTAGCGCAACGCAAGACAGCGCCGCGATCCGGGATCCGACCCTCCCCAAGTGGCGGCGCGCGGTCGTCCCCCCTCCTCGCCTGCGCACTTTCCCCATCGCTTTTGATGCAGGTGACACAGACGATCTAGCTTCCGGCTGGCCGCGGCTTACGCGCGATCTGAGAGGTATCTCCGAAGACGCGAACTGATGCAGCCAAGTGATGCTTCGGCCCGAATGTCCTGGCACAGGCCGGCGTCTTGGAATGGGAAAAGGTAATCAAGGTAACCATCTGGCGAAGAAATCGCCTAAACATCTGATGGGGTTAGGAAATATTGGGTTACGGCGAAAGGTAATCTAAAGGTAATGAAAATTACCTTTCGCCGTAAGTCTTTGAATGTGAAAGAGGTGGGCTGATGGAGAAATTACCTTTTAGGAAGGTAATCAGATTACCTTAGATTACCTTTTGGTTACCCTTCCATGCATTCGCTAACGCTTTGATCAATCGGACAAAATTTGGAAATCCGCAACTGTGATTACCAAAATTACCTTTTTCCGACGATGCCACCCATTGGGGCGGCATTTGTAGGAGGTCCGCCAGTGTCGTTCGTGGCCGCTCGCAACCCTGCCTTCTCCATCGCGGTGGCCACTTGGTCCAGTTGAGCATTGATGGCGCGTGTCTGTGTGGCCATCAGCGTATACAGGTGATCCGCGTCGACCATGCCGGCACGAATGCCAGCCGTCATACCTGCTGCCAAGCTCTCCAGAGCGGCGACGTGCTGCTGAGCGTGGGCGATCAACGAAAGAAGTGTTGCTGCTGTAGTCATGCTAGGTATTTCCTTCTGTTCCCTGGCGGCAACAATCGAGGACTCGGCCTTGGCTTCGCAAGTTTTTTCGATTGTGGGCGATCGGGGGCGTACCCGCCAAAGGACAGAGATTCACCTTTTGCCTAAACTAGCTCGGCGAAACATTAAGCAAAAACCAAAGGGGGAACCATGGACAAGGATTTAGAGGCAGTTTGCGCGCAACTTGAAACAATATCTAAAGCGGTGCTTGCCGCAACCCAGGATAACCGCACACTTTTGGAATGGTTCGGCTGGAACTGCCCAGCACTTACACGTCATGATCTTGCCGGGATTCCGAAAAGATTGGCAAAGAGGCTTCGCGAGCTTGCGCCTGATTCGATTGAAGAGCCACTTCTCGCCAGGATACGCGGACTGACTACACAACTAGCGGGCGTGCACAGTACAACCGTGCCGTATCTATTTAATGGAAACGGAGCCCAAGCGTCAGCTGCTTACATTGGAACCTTTAACAGCATCGCCCAAATTCTCGATCCCCTATTATCTTGGCAGGATGTTGATGAAGGGGCGTTGCCGGCAAAGTTGGCCCGAAAGTTGACGGCCATTCGCGCCGATCTTGAGCAAATCGCCCCGAAAAAGGCGGAACTATCCAGTCAGATAGACGCGATTAGATCTGCCGCCGAAGCGGCAGATGCGCTTCCGATTGACTTGCAAAATTTGGCAGAGGCAAGGTTGAAAGTAAGTACGATAGCGAGTGATGCGGAAGGACAGATTGTCAAGATTAGAGCAAGGCTTGAAGAATCTACGTCTTCGTCGGAGGCGATAAAGGATTTTCGCATCGAAGCGGAAAAACTCGTTGCGAATTGCGAAGAAGCATATCGAATCACAACTACGAAGGGACTCGCAGCGTCGTTTCAAGAGCGTGCTGACGCGTTAGGAAGGTCCGTACGCTACTGGGTCGCTTTATTGATCGTGACCCTGGGAGCTGGCGCAACTCTTGGATATCTTCGTATACACGTGATAACAGCAGCGCTGAATGCTCAGGAGCCGAAGGTGGGATTCATTTGGTTGCAATTGGCTCTCTCTGCACTGAGTGTTGGCGCTCCGCTATGGGCCGCATGGATAGCCACAAAGCAGCTCGGGCAGCGTTTCCGACTTGCTGAGGATTATTCTTTCAAAGCATCCGTAGCGAGGGCCTACGAAGGCTATAGAAAAGAGGCTGCACGATTGGATCAAAAGTTTGAGGCTGAGCTATTTTCGTCGGCATTAAAAAGACTAGATGAGGAGCCGCTAAGGCTGGTTGAGAGGTCTAATCACGGTAGTCCATGGTCTGAGATGCTCTCGTCGCCAACGGTGATCAAGGCACTCGATCTTCTGCCGGATTCAAAGGACCAGATTATGCAAATCGTGAAGCGAGCGGTTGAGCATGCGAAAACCGGTCAGGAAAAGCCCGTAGACAATGCTGAAAAGTAG